GTTTGAATACCACCAATTGACCTTGGACAACGACCATAGCGGTGATGCCATCACCGCCACCATTGATGTCAATATAATCATCATAATCCCAGTTAGTTGGCCGTCCTTCAAGACTCCAACGAATTCTATTGGGATAAGCCACAAGGGGTGTTGTCACATTGCTTGCTGGTGGTTCCGTAACATTTGCCGCAAACATTTTGTTTGCGTGCACCACCAAATGCTCACATTGTGGTATTTTAATTTCAGCATCAGTTGGGCTGGTTTGCCACGGGTGAGGGCTAGAGCCGGAAGCCGTAATAGCAGTTGCATATGTGCTAGTTGTTTGCCACGAATAACCACCAGAAGTGCTAGTGGTGCCAGTAGCAATATACGCAGTTTTGCCCCAGAAAGCCAAACAAGGACCATGACCACTATTGGCCGTGACAGCATTACCAGCAGAATACTCCAACTTGGTAAAGTTTGCACCAGTTGAATGAAACACATTAGTTGCAGTCGTCAACATAATCCGAGGAGTATGACCATAAAACGACCAAAGTTTTTGCGGCGACCAACTAGGATTACTCGCATCAATAGCAGTGGAGTTGATACGCTCCATACCACCACGGCTAAAGATGCCACCCCGTGGGTCAATTTCAACATTCAGTAACTGTGGCGACTCGTTGTCAGCCAACTGAAACTGGTCCGAACGAAGATTCAAACCACCACTAAAGTCTTGCTGCTGAAAAATCTGCAAATTAGACACTATTGCCCCAGCGTTCTACCGAGATTTTGCATCCATCCCTTAAAGGTCGGGCGACCGTTTGTCTTTGAACCAGACAGAATCAACGGGATATGACTATTGGGCTGTTGCAAATTTTTAACAGCCAAAGAAACACCCTCATCAAAAGACTGCTTGTAAACCGAAGCCATAGCGGCATCTTCCAACTGCTGGTACACACGGCTAACAGCATAATAAACCAACGGAAAATGCAGGCTGGGCGATGCATCCACATCGCCGCCTTCTGTTTGCCAATCAATAGGTTCACGGTAACCACGGCAAGTCAACTGCCGAACATTATTCGGCTTTGGATACAAGTGAATCTGTCCACCCCACACCGCATAAAACAACGGGTCGCCAGAAGTGTCATACGACCCAAGGTACACACCTTCACCAGCGTCATAACCAATCATGGACAAACGGGCACCAACGCCCGTGTTGTCCACAATAGAAGCAACCTGAGCAACAGGCTCAGAGGTCAGCGACGACACATCATAAGCCCGAACATTAGCCTGAGTGGTTAGCGTGAAGTTAACCTCAAGAAAAGGCCAACGCTTCTCAACATCCAAAATCCTGTAGTAGCCGTCACGGATATATAGGTTCAGCAAAGAGTCCGGCAGGTCCGTGGCATCCAAATCGGTTATAGACCTGACGGTGGAACGGATTTCCGTTGCCGTCATGTAATTATACGCCATCAGCCACCGCCTCAGCCTCAAGGGCCTTCTTCAACTCGGCCTTATAGGACCGAAGATGACCTTGGCAAAGATGCTCGCCTTTGACTCGCATCCCTTCACAGGTGTCATCTTTGGCGACACATTTGTTACCACGACCAATGTATTCCCCACTGGGGGCGGCGACAAACGAGTCAGCAGAATGAGACAACCGTTGCCCCGTAACCGGAGAACCATAATAGGCGTGTGCAGGAACAGAAGAATTAACCATCATAAATGGGGTACTGTTCCCGTACCGTTACTTTTTCTTGGTTCTGGGGAGCCTTTCAAACTTCTCAGGAGCCAAACCCATAATCTTACGCTGTTGCTGGATTTTGTCTCTGAAGAACTGCTTACGGGCAGGCTTTGCATCCTTTTCCTTGGCCTTGAGACGGTCCAATTCACCCTGCATACGAGCCTTCTGTGCTTGCTGGCGAGCCTGACCAGACCCCATCCGCTTCGCATCCTCAGCAGTCTGTCTCCGCATAACATCAGCCTCATACTGGCTAGAAGGACCCTTGGGTTGCGACTTGGAACGACCAACCTTCGGAGGTGCGCCACGGCGCACATCCATATTAGGTGAACGGTCAGGACGAGCAGGTGCACCCTTCATGTCGGTCTGACGCAACAAACGATTACTGTCAATGTTTGCCTGACGAATCTTTGCGTTGTCAGACAACAACGCACCAATACTGCGAGCAGGACGGCTAGGACGCTTGGGGAGAACAACCGGCTTATTGTCCGGTCCAACCTTCGTTGTCTTTGCGATTGCGCTTTGCTCAGCCTTTTTTACATCCTGAACTTTCTTGGATGTAGAAGCAGGAGCAGGACTCTTAGGCTTGGGTGGCTTCTTTGCTGCGCCAGCAGCAGGGCCACCCTTGCCTTTGCCCTTTTTGGCTTTCTCAAGAGCCTCTTGGGCGGCCTTTTTGCCGCCCCGAGACTTAGCCTGCTTAGCAAGAGCCTCTGCCACTAATTTGGCAACATCATCCCAACCACGCTTCTTAGCCATTACTTCTTCCCCTTTGCAGGTTTAACAACTTTCTTCTTACCCTTAGGGGTAACTTTTGTTTTTTCAATCAACTCGTTGACAACCTTAGGGTTGCGCATCAAAGCACGGCCACCCTTAATTGCACCCTTAGCCGCTCTGCCAATAGGCAATACTGAATAAACCGAATTCTCAGCAATCTGTTTAGGATTAGAACCATACCACCACTTAGCAGCATCAAGTGGTGCACGGTTAACCTTGCCAACGGCTTCAACGCTTTTACGACCAACATAATCAGCCATAGCCTGAGTGCCACTCTTGGGTTTTGGTGGCATCCCAGCACCCAAGCGTTGCATCACTTGGTCAACAATGTCATCAAAACCCTGCGACTTTGCAGCAGGCTTCCGTTTAGCGGCCACGCTCTTCACGCCACTTATTATACTTTTGACGAGCCTTGCGCTTAGATGCAGCATCAGGAGCATCCTTAATGGCTTGCTTTAGTTCTGCTTCTTTTGCGTTCTGCTTTGCAAATCTAGCCGCCATCTGGCCTTCAATACGCTTTCCTTCTGTCCCTGCCTTCTTTTTAGCGGCCTCAGAAGGTTGCTTAACACCTTTTTTGACTTCCATATAATCATTATAGCCACCACGATTTGTGGCCTTGGCTTCAAGAAACTCGGCACGCCGAATCTCTCGCTGCACATTCTTGATGCCCTTTTTCTTGGACTGCTGAAGTGCTTTCTGAACGGCAGACTCGGCTTCCATCTTACCTATTGTTTGAGTAGCCTTTTTTGCACCTTTTTTGGCACTTTTTTTTGCACCCTTAGAAGCAATCTCCATGCCTGCACGAATAATGTCATCAAGACCTTTGCGCTTACTTGCCATTTTTAGTCCTTTATATACGGGAATGGTGGGTGAGGCTTTTATCCTCACCCACCATTCTGCACTATGTTCCCCGAAAGGAACTCGCCATGTTAGGCGGTCTTGGCTGTCAGTTTGCCTTGCTTCTTACGGTTACGGCAAGTAAGGTTGCCGTAGCACATAATGAGGGCATAACGGGCATCAAGGGCTTCCGGACGGACAAATTCCGTCTGAGCAAACCACTTGCCAGAGTGACCGACCAGCGTGAGGTACTTGCTGTTCAGGAAGAACATGGTCCCAGCAGGAGCATGGACATCGTAGGTCACCGGAGCGGCCTTGAACAACAGGTTCTGGAATCCTGCATCGGCGGTACGGGTGTCGGTGTAGCGCAACTGTGGCTGCAACAACGCCTCATACTTTTCAAACAGGGTTTGCGTGGTCAGCACCATGTCTGGGTGGTCATTACCAACTGACACACTGTTGTAGGCAGTTGCCATCTGGGCGAGGGTCAAAGCACCAGCGGTGTTGTCCTCGTATGAACGCCAGAATTCGTTGCCAGCAGTTGCTGAGTTGATTCCACCAACAGTGTTACCGGACTCAACGAGGTTGCCCAAGCCGTTCCAGTTCTTGCTGCTGTTACCAGTTCCGTCACCGAAGAACATCTGGTTGAAACCTTCACGCATAGACTCCTCAGCCTGCATAATCTTGGCTTCAAGCAGGTTGATGATTTCCTGCTCACCATTGTTCTTTGCTTCCTCAATACCACTGATTGCGATAGAAGCAGCGTACTGCTTCCACTCGTACTCAGCAGCCGAGATGCCTTCCTGAGCGGTCAGCGAAATCGTGTCATAACCCGAGTACGACGACACTGTGTCGTTGTTGCCGTAGATGAGCGGTTCCACAATCTTGGTGCCACCATTGAGCATACGGATACGACCCTTATCCGAGAGGAAGTAGGTCAGTGGGCGTGCTGTGAACACATTGTCCGTGAGTTGGTCACGGTAGTTTGCGAGCGTTGTTGAAAGCAACGCATCAAAGTTAACATTTGCACTAGGCATTAGGTTTTTCCTTTACTAGAAGTTTGCGTTTAGTTGCCTCTTGGCGGCGAACCAAGCATCGCTCAGACTGGAGATGGGAGCAATGTCCTCATCTGTCGTTGAACCAGTAGCACTAGAGCCACCGTCCACAACAGCCGCTTGACGCTTGGATTCAACAATCCGAGCATCCTCGGCTTGTTGAATTTCAGACGCTTTGCGTTGAATCTCTTGCTGTTTCATCAACTTGTCAAAAGCAACCTGCTTATAGGTTCCCTCCAAATCGGTAGTACCTAGCCGCATAGCGGCATTGATTACTTCCGCCGCATCAAAATCCTGATACCGAGACTGTAGGCGTGCAATCTCCCGTTCAATCTGTTGCTGAGACTGGTATTCCTCAAACTGAGCAATACGCCTGTCCATTTCCCGAATTCTCTGCTCTTGGGGGTCCAAGTCGTCAAATTCATCCGCAACCATGTCGGCTGCTTCTTGACGGGAAATGCCATAATGGCGTGCCAGCAAATCAATAGTTGTAGCAGGGTCACGCTCCAAAGCGGTTTGGAGTGTGGACGCAAACTGCAACTGATTGCGTTGCTCTGCAAGTTCCTGTGTCTTACGGGTATAATCCGCTTGACGCTGGTAACCAGCAATTGCTTCAGATAGTGGAACCTGTAGTTCCTCACCATCCAACTTAACCGGAATACGGTAATCACCGTACTGGCTTACATCCAGAATACTGGGTTCTGGGCTTGATGCTTGTTCACTAGAAACTTCGGGTGACCCAACGGGTTCCTGCTCAGTGACGGGTGCGATATCCTCGCTCATATTTTTTCTCCTAGAGTCCTAATGGTTGCTCTATTAATATATAAAGTCGTTCCTTACATGAATGGCAGAGCCGGTGGTCATGACACCGGCCCTGCCATTACATGATTGGTGGAGCCGACGGCAATGCCGCCGGACCAGCCATTTGTTCCGGTCCACCTGTTTGTATGGGGGGAGGTGGTGCGGAGACAAACTTCTCGGGGTTCTTAACCCCAAAGCCGAATTGTAGCACATAGGCGGCAAGTTCTTGCATATTGACAATTCCTGCGCTGGCAAACGGTGCCATAGCGTCAACCATCTGGAGGGCCATCTGGCGACGGAACGACTCGTTCTGGGGCTGGGTGGACCCACCAACAACCTCAAAGTCAAAGTCGCCTTCCAGATAGTCACGGTCAAAGGTAACCCAGATTGGTTCTCCGTCTTTGCCAATAACTCGGGCTACTTGTTCACCCGTCATAAACTGACGGGTGACCATCAACATACGGCGTGCAACCTCTGAGATGGAGTGTTCCACAATTGCCAACTTGTCAGCCACACGGGCATTAGAAGCATCCTGAATGAGTCCTGCTTCGGTGGCTGTGCGGCGAATTTCCGACTGGCCACCACGCATCAACTCCGTGACACCCGACACACGGTCAATGTCGTTAGTAATCAGATTGGACTGGTCATAAAATTCCGGTGGGTTAATCAACGCTGGGAATGGGGCAACAACCTCACCCAGTGACTCATCCGAAGAAACCGGAACCATGACATTGTCCTCATCGGACTCCAAAGCGGTG